GGGGGACGCATAAAGTGTTCCAGTAGTGAGAAACAGTTACAGGTTCAACTACTCTGACACAGAAGCAGAGACATGACGTTGGATTAAAATTACTTACCTGTAATGTTTCTCCCACTAATACACGAGGAGATGGATGTGCCTCTCGGTTCGCAACCGAAGAAAGAACTAACATCCGCTAGCTTTCTATATTATTGACTCAAATGGCAACAAGATCACGAATTGGATTATTACTTGAAACTGGTCATGTGCTATCAGTTTATCATCACTGGGATGGTTATCCTGAGTGGTTGGGTGTTACTTTGAAAGAAAAGTTTAACACTTATGATAAAATATCAGAGTTAATTGATGGTGGTGATATATCTTGTTGTGATTCAGATTCAGATTGGAATCTTGAGAAAGTAGAAAACCATGTTCAATACTATAATGATCGTGGAGAGAAAACTGAACCAAGATTAGATACAACTGTTGAGGATTATCTTGCTAAAGGTGAAGAATTTGCTTACTTATTTGAAAACAATGAGTGGGTATGTTATCAGTTACCTTATGAGGGAGAACCTTATATTGTAGAAATTAAGGAGGCAGCTAATGCTAGTTGATTTATCTAAAGATGAGATGAAAACTATTATTTTCTATCTCATAGGTGATACTAATCCCAAAGCAGTTAGTATTGTTGATAAATTACAACCTATTTCAGAAGCTTGCACATGTAAGGAGGATTCCAATGCCAAATGAAAAGCACTTCATCAACAAAACTGATGAAATGATTGAACAATTTATTGTTGAATGTGAAAAGGAAGCATCAAAGTTAGAAATCACTGTTGATTACTACATTTCTGAGTTTCTTGTTTGACATTTGTTACCCTATCAGTTAGACTGATGGGGTATTTTAATACATATTATTAGTGAATATAGAACTATGGCAAAACTTAACCCTGAATATAAATTAAGAATTGAAGAATTAACCACTGAAGGGTGGACTTTAATTGATAATAAAGCAGTTAATCTTACTAAAGAACAATGTGATATTATGTTAAATGAATTCATGCAATCTGGTGTAACTGCTAATAGAATGAGAGCAGTTTATGATGTGGGAACACCATATCAATCTCCAGAAAACTAATACTAATTAATAACAATGTATGAACCCGAAGTTGATGATTATGTAATCTGGGATCGAGGTGAATATGGAATAGATGAAGGTTGGGTGTATTTTAAGGGTGATAAAGTTGATAATGAAATAAGGGTGAAGCATGGATGGAATCCAGTTGCAAGATATATCACCATAGAAACTGGTGTTAGACCTAAACCTCAATGTGATTATTCAAAGAATGATCCTCACAAATATATTCATACATTGTTGTTATGTTATGATACACATTGGCATCAATTAAAGTTTATTAAAAAGCGTGAAAGTAAAGTTATTGAGCATTATTCCCAGTATGATGATATTGCTGGTATTGAAGAGAGTGGTGATAAATTATCAAAGATGTATAAATCTCAAGAGGGAAGGTTGCCAGATTATTAACAACCAGCCCTCTAAATTGTTCCCCTTATATAATACAAAAACATTATGACTTCATCTGCCGATCTTACAGAATTATTAGAACTTAAAAAAACTTGGAGTAAACAAGCATTTGTTTTTACTAATGAACAAAAAGCAAGATACTCTGAATTATTAGAACTTAGAAGAGAAAGAGTTAAATCTTTTTATGAGAATGATAAAGTCTTTAAAGGTGCATCTTCTAAATAGAATATAGGCATATTTAATATAAGAATGAAAACCTTTCAGGAATTTAATTTAATTTGTGAAGCAATCTATGATACAGATAAACCATCTGATGTGCCATTAGAGGTAGGTAAGATTGGTAAGACTAGAAAGAAGACTGCACCTGAAAAACGTAGAGTTAAGGCAGTGGGTGGAGGTAAAACTGCACCCGCTAAAGATTATAAACCTCGTAAAGATATAGGTAAACAACGTCAGGCAGCGACTAGAGTTCAGCAACCAGAGAAAAAGCGTGGAACTGCAAGTTTATCTCCTAGAGAACAACAAAAAAAGGCAGCATTAGAAAGAAGAGCATCTAAATCTGGTGGTAAAAGTAATAAGAAAGAGTTAGAAAAGAAAGCAACTGCCTTATTATCTAAGAGAGCAAAGAAGAAAGTAGATCCTAACTATAAACCACAGAAAGCTAGTGGTCTTACTAATAAGGAAAGAAGGCAAATTAGGAGACAAGGTAGTAAATTAGTAAGACATTTACAGAAAGGTATTGATAAACCAGCATCAGTTTATAAACCAAAAGAAGTATAAGCAGCCCTGTAAATTGTATCCCTAGTGTAAGTATATGCCCTTCTAGTGGCATTAAAATACCTTTTATGGTATAATTATTGTAATGATTGTTATTTAATGATTGAACTTCGTGAACATCAAAAGACTGTAATTGACACTCTTAGTGAATATAACAAGGGTCAAATTATAGTTCCCACTGGTGGTGGTAAAACTATGTGTATGATTGAGGATGCTAAAAAAGTATCTGGAACTATTGTTGTAGTTGCACCTCGTATATTATTAGCAAAACAATTATGCTCAGAATTTAGAGAGATAATTAATATTCATCCAGATCAGGTAATGCACGTTCACAGTGGAGATTTGACTGGTAAAAGTTTATATTTTTGTAGCACTAAAGCAAACGATGTAAAACTATTTGCAAGTCTATGGGAGTATAAGAAACTACCTAGAATTATATTTACAACATATCATTCATTGCATAGAATACAAGAAGCAGATATTAATGTAGATACAATATATTTTGATGAAGCACATAATAGTATTCAAAAGAATTTTATTGAAGCAGTTGAGTATTTCTCAATATATGCTAATCGTTGCTATTTCTTTACTGCTACACCTAAACATTCAAAGACACCTTTTAAAGCAGGTATGAATGATTCAGATATATTTGGTGATGTATTAATTAATGTGCCAGCACCAAAGCTAGTGGAAGCAGGTCACATATTACCACCTAAAGTTGTAATTAAGAAGATAGATGTTGAGGATGATAGTAGATTTGGTTATGAGAAAGATTGTGACCATGTATTATCAACCATTGACGATCTTGATGTAGATAAGATACTTATTTGTGCAAGATCTACTAAACAAATTGTTAGTTTATTATCACTATCTGATTTTGCTAGTGAATTATCTCTTCGTGGATATAACTGGATGTATATTACAGCAAAGACTGGTGCTATCATTAATGGTAAGAAAGTTGATCGTGAAAGTTTCTTTAATACCCTCAATACATGGGGTAAAGGTAATGAAAGATTTGTAGTATTACATCATAGTATATTATCTGAAGGTATTAATGTAGCAGGTCTTGAAGCAGCATTGTTTCTTAGATCGATGGATTACATTACTATATCACAAACAATAGGTAGAGTAATAAGAAAAGGTAGTGAATCTAAAACTTATGGTCTTGTTGTGGTTCCTTGTTATGATAAGGTAGGTATATCTACATCTCGTAAAGTTGAGGCAGTTGTTGATACTGTATTCAACAAAGGTCAAGCAGCAGTATCGGTGATTACAAAATGAAAGATACAATTTTATTTGGAGATTGCAGAAAAACATTATCTGCTTTTATTGATAAACCTAGAATGTGTATTACATCTCCACCTTATTATGGATTAAGAAACTATGGAGGGGAGGATTCTCAGATAGGGTTAGAAGAATCTCCAGAAGAGTATATTCAAAACCTAGTAGAGATATTCCGAGAAGTGCGTAATCTGTTAACTGAGGATGGAACATTGTGGGTAAATATGGGTGATAGTTATTATAACTATAGACCTGGAAAAGGGCAAGGATTAGTTAAACAAACTGTATCTAAGGGTAAGAGAGATTTACCAGACAAATGTGCAAGACGAGGTAATAAATTAAAGGGATTAAAAGAAAAAGATTTGATTGGTATTCCTTGGATGTTTGCATTTGCAATGAGAGCAGATGGATGGTATTTAAGGCAGGATATTATATGGAGTAAACCTAATCCAATGCCAGAAAGTATGCGAGATAGATGCACTAAATCCCATGAATATTTGTTCCTACTAAGTAAGAACCAGAATTACTATTTTGATGTTGATTCTATTAAAGAACCCACTGTAACAGGTAAGGGTATGAAAAGGAAGCGAAGTGTTTGGAATATTAATACATCTTCATACAAAGATGCACATTTTGCTGTATATCCAGAAGAACTAATTACACCTTGTATATTAGCAGGTAGTGAAAAAGGTGATATTATTTTAGATCCATTTATAGGATCTGGAACAACAGCAAAAGTTGCAAAATCATTAGGAAGATATTACTTAGGGTGTGAATTACATGAAAATTATGGTGATTTAATCGAAAAGAGGGTTCATGGATAAGAAACAATTAAAATCAATTGCACGTTTCTATAAAGATTGTAAGCATGGATTTGCAACAGAAGATGGATATTATGCCATCCCAATTATGGGAAGTAAAACACAATTAATGGTGTTACATGAGGGTGAATGGTTAAAGAAATGTAGAAATGAATTGTCTGCTAGAAATTATATTAAGCAATTAAGAAAGAAGAAAGGTGATAATAACCAGCCCTCTAAAGTGTTACCTTAGTGAAGGAAGCAATTCCTACAGTTTATTTTTTGACTACTTATGGCAACTCGCAGAAGATCATCCGCATCCAAATCTGCTACTGCAACTGTTAAGAAGTCTCCGCAATCTGTTACAAAAGTAACACCAACTAGAGCAAAAAGGGTAAATAAAACAACCCGATCCGCAAAAGTTGTGACTGAAACTGTAACTGAAGCACCAAAAGTTGAGACAAAAAATGTTAAGTCTCTGCTACATGATTATCCTCGTGATGGATTTTCTCTTATACTTCTCCCTCTTCTATTACTTGAAGCAGGAACAAAAGAAGGTTTAAGGTTAGCAGGAGTTCTTTCCTAAATGATACTTTGGGGATTGCAATATCCCCATTTTTATGTTATAATTTATTATGAAAATGACTAAGAATTTACATCTCGAACATCCTGAAGATACCATTCTAAATGGTGAACTTAGTGTATTAAATTGGTTCACTGCTAATAGTAACATATCAGCAAAGATTGATGGATCTCCAGCAATAGTTTGGGGTTGTAATCCTTCTAATAATAAATTCTTTGTAGGAACTAAAAGTGTCTTCAACAAAAAACTCATCAAAATCAACCATAACCATACCGATATTGATAGAAACCATAAAGGAGAAGTGGCAGATATTTTGCATATCTGTTTTGACAATCTTCCTTATACAACTAATATCTACCAAGGTGATTACCTCGGTCTTGGTGGCATTGATTGTTTCAATCCTAATACCATCAGATACGATTTCCCAGATAAAGTTTCCCAAAAAATAGTAATTGCACCTCATACATTATACACAGCAGAGGATGATTTAAGAAATGCAATTGCTCATCCTTTACAATTTGTATTGGAAAGTGATAACAATGTTCTATATGTTCAACCAGAAGTTTATATTGATGATGATAGAGAAGATATAAAACAATTATGCAATTTCGCAAGGCAAATGTCAACATTGTGTGATTTCCCAAGTAATAAACAAGTAGCACGAATTAAGAAGCAATTAAATTCATGTATTCGTGAAAATATTGAGTTGGATGAATTAACATTAGATGCAATTGCAGTTGATAACAATGTAGATATAAATGTAATGCGTTTATGGAAATTAGTGTGGTCAATCAAGTTGGATATGTTTGAACATATCGTGAGATATGATGACATTGATTGTTACATAGGCAGTGAAGAATGTGGGCATGAAGGTTATGTTATGAGTAATGAATTCGGGTCTTATAAGATAGTTAATCGTGAAGTATTCTCTCGTGCTAACTTTATTCATTCTAAAATGCGTGGATAAGTGTTAGTAACCAGCCCTGTAAAGTGTCACCTAAGTGAGAGATCTAGTCAAACCTGACATTCTTTACAGATCTAGTCAAACCTGACATTCTCTCACTACTAATTCAAATCTATCGGAGGATTAATTGATTACAGCAATACCAACTATAGCAGTTTTTCCAGACGAGAAACTAACTCAATCACAGAAAGTTGAGAAGTGGGTTTGGCATTATTGCAGAGCATTGGAAAAGAATTATGAGGATTATCATAGAAGAATGATAACATCTAATTCTGAAAGATATGAAGGAGAGTTATCACAATATGCCAAAGATCAGTTGGAAAGTATGAACAATGGCACTGCTAATCTTATGAAGTTTCGTATGGAATTTGGTCGTAAGTATATCAAAATTATACAACAAGATTACGACACTTTTCAAGATAGAAATGAATATAAGGATGGAAGTGTTCATGCTTTCGTTAATAAAAATACAGGTGAAGTTTACAAACCCGCTTCATGGTCATCACCTCACACAAAATATGTGAGATTTGATTTACGAATTATTCGTGATCGTGAATTATTACATGATTCAAGATTCGTAGGATGGGCAGGTGGTTATCTATACTTAAGGTAACAAATTAGGCATCCAATGGGCATTAAATTGCAACAATCATTGAGTGTAAGACCTAACATATTATGACCTTAAGTATGTCATTAAACTGCTTAATTGTAAATTTTCTTATTACTTTATCATGGCATTTAACCCAGAAGTAGCACTTTTCAATCTTCTTGAGGATGCTCAAACATCAGCAGAATTGCTACAAGTTATTGATGACTATGTAGCAAACAGTTAGGAACACTTAGGGGGTGCAATTCCCCCTATAATCTATTCACTTATGGAGTCTAATCTATGACAGTTTACAGACAATCAGCAAATCCAAATGCAACAAATAGTGAGTTAGATGCTAAAAGAATTATAACACATAAGGAACTAACTTCTGCTCAAAGAGATGAACTAATTGAACAATTTGTAGAGATACAACTTGATAACATGGATACACAATCTTTGTATGAGTTAGCATCAGAATATGTCACTAATTCGTTTGATAGATTAACAGATAGTGAGATCAAAGAGAGGATTGAAAGTTTATATGATGAGGAATTATATGATGAGTTAGTTGATAATGTAACCCAACAATACCCTAAACAACTCAATCAATTTGGAGGTTAATCATGTCTAACGGATTATTAAACAGTTACACATTTGAAGCAAAGAAAATTGTATATTATTCAGTAACAGTTGGTGCAGAAAATAAAACT